ATAGCATATTGGATGTTATTGGTGGGAATGACAATAATTTTATTTTGGAATGGTACATGAATAAAATCACTAGAAGAAATGAACGTAAGGCAGCTCAACTAGAACATACAAAAAAGAAACTAAAAGAAATAAAAATAAAACCAAAAAGTGGGCAATCAAAATATAAGAAAGCCTACAAGAAGAAACTAAGTCTAGTTAAGAGCTTAAAGAATTTACAGAAAAGGATTATTAGGAAGGAAGTAAAAAATGCACGAATATAAATGCACAATTTTAAGGGTAATTGATGGAGATACCGTTGATGTCGATATTGACTTAGGTTTTGGTATATGGATACACAAAGAAAGAGTCAGAGTAATGGGCATAGATACCCCTGAGAGCCGAACTAGAGATTTGGTAGAAAAAGCTTTCGGACTAGCAGCCAAAGAGCGACTACAGCAACTATTACCCGTGGGCTCACCTAGAGTACTTAAAACAGAAGTGGATAAGAAAGGTGGGGACGCTAAAGGTAAGTTCGGTCGCATACTAGGGGACTTCTTCGTTGAAATGAACAATGCTGGTCCAAAACGAGTAACAGATGTACTAATTAAAGAGGGGCATGCAGTACCTTACTTCGGAGGTTCTAAAGATGACTTAGAAGAAGCTCATCAAGCAAATAGAAGAATGTTAGTAAGAACCGGCAAAGTTAGTTTACCCCCAGGCACTTTACCAGAGGGACAATTACGATTATGATAATAATTTATAATTACGAAGGCAATGTTGGTGTAATAACCCCTAAGAAAAGTTATAAAGATTTGTTTTCTGGTTCAGAAGAGGAAAAACTAATCCAAATTGCAAACGCAGAATTACCCAATGGTACTAAATTTGAGGTCAGCCCTTTTGATACCGTTGAAATGGAAGATAGAACTATAGGTGCGGATTGGAAGTATAAAGGTACAGGGCGAGAAAGAACCTCTGTTGCTTTAAGTGCAGAAGACCAAACTGCTTATGAAACGCAACGAGATTCATACGAGGACGCATTATGATATTTGCAGCATTTATGATTGGCTTCATTGTGGGATGGATAGTCAATGAAAAATTAGAAAAAGGAATCGGCAACTTAAATCCTTGGAAAAATAGGAAATGAAGAAGCTAGCTGTAATAGTGCCATTATTATTGGCATTGTTACTTACATTCGTACACTATAACGGTGGCAAGGTTGTAGAAACGGCCAAGCTTAAACAGTTCGATTTACTTCAACAAACAGATGAACCCGTACTATCTCAGGATATTGGAGTTCTCACAATAGATGAGGAAGCCATAGAGAAGTATGGTCAATGGCCTTGGTCTAGAGAAATACTAGGTGATTTAATTTGGAACTTACGCGAGGCGGGAGCAGGCATAATAGTTGTTCCAATCCTTTTTTCGGAAGAAGATAGGCTAGGTGGAGACGAGTTATTTGTATCCGCACTACCAAACAACGGTGTAGTTATTGCACAGGTTGGTTCTAGCCAAATAAATAAGAATGGTGTACCTAGAGGTGTAGCGAAAATAGGAGACCCAATTCCGTTCCTCTTTGAGTGGGGCGGTATGCTTGGGCCGATACCCTTATTAGGACTGAATGCAGATGGAGTTGGAGTACTAAATACGGTACCCGAGATTGACGGAGTTGTACGTCGATTGCCTCTTATGATGCGCATAGGAGAAGAAGTATATCCTTCAATAGCGGTGGAAGTACTTAGAGTTGCAACTGGTAATCCTTCATATCAGGTTAAGGCTAACGCGGGCGGTATAAGCGCAGTACGTGTTAAAGGTTTCCCAGTTATGAAGACTGACCAGAATGCTCGAATCTGGCTGAGGTGGAATAAGAAATTTGATACAGTTTCTGCCGCCTCTACCGATTTATCTTCTTTTGAAGGGAGAACAGTATTAATAGGAGCAACGGCGGAAGGTGTTGGTGGTAAGATTGGCTCACCAACTGGCCCACAACATAACTTCATCCCTGCTGCAGTTTCTTTACAAACACTAATAGAGGGAGAAACTATACAGAGGCCGTACTGGGCTCATACTGCGGAATTACTAACAACATTACTACTTGGATTATTTATTGTTGTTTTAGTAAGGTTTGCTCCGTACTGGTTAATTGGATTATTCTTTGCAGTAGATATAGGTGCGCTTGTTTACGGTACATTGTACGCATGGCAGAACTACTTATATTTACTGAATATGACAATGGCTCTGACTACTACTTTAATAGTAGGACTCGTAGCAGTATTTGGCAGATTTATAATAGAATTTAAAGCCAAACAACTTATTAAGAAACAGTTTGAGCACTATCTCGACCCACGACAGGTCGCTATACTGCAAAAGAACCCAGAGATGCTTAAGTTGGGTGGCGATAGGAAAGAAATGTCGTTTTTGTTTTCTGACATTGTAGGGTTTACCCCAATTTCAGAACATTTTAAAAATAATGATGACCCAGAAGGGTTGTGTGAATTAATTAATGACTACCTGGATAGAATGACCAAAATTATTAACGATAATGGTGGTTGTGTAGATAAATATATGGGTGACTGTATTATGGCGTTTTGGAACGCACCTATACCATGTGAGAACCACGCCGAGATGGCTGTAAAGAGTTCTATGGAGATAGCAGTCGAGACAGAGAAGCTTAAAGCCGAACTAGCTGCTAAAGGGTTACCAGAAATAAAAATAGGCTCTGGTGTGAATACTGGAGATTGTATTGTTGGTAATATGGGTTCCAAGACTAGGTTTGATTATTCTTGTATCGGTGACGCAGTTAACTTAGCCGCTAGACTTGAGGCACAGACTAGACAATATCCTAACTGTACTACTTTATACTCATCTTACACAATGGAACAATTACCTAATAATATGAAGTCAGTAGAAATTGATAAAGTTAAGGTGAAAGGTAAAGATGAACTAGTTACTATATATTCACCAACGGAGTAATAGATGGGCGAATATTTAGCACTTGTAACGGACGTAGGTTTCCCTATAGTAGCATCTTTAGCTGGTGGTTACTTTGTATTCTTAACACTTAACTTTATTTTAGATGGTGTATTAGATGATATTAAGCAACAACGTATGTTTTCTAAAGCTCTTGATAATAGAGTGAAAACAATGAATAACGAGATTATTCGTATTGACCTTAAAATGTGTAGGGCTTTTGGCGTAAGACCAGATTTAGACAGGGTAGCAAGAGCTGATGGACAGAAAGATGCGAGAAAGGATTGATGATAGAACATATCTTTCCAATATCTGTAGGAGTGAAATTTTTTGATAAACACTCTGAATATGAGGAACATTTAACTAAAAAATGTTTTGAGTTAGAAAAGACAGTATCTTTAGGTGAGTCTTGGTTACAGAATAATACTTATAATACTATGGGTAGTTATGATTTGAGCAAAGATGCAGACTTTAATCCAATAACAGAATTTATAGTAAAAGAGGTTAAAGAATATTGTAAAAAATTAGGGCTAGACCCGAATTGTATGGAAGAAACCCCTAGACAACCTTGGTTTAATATATACAGAAAGGGAGACTACCAGGATTATCACTATCATGCAAATACTTTGTTTTCTTGTGTGTACTTTTTAAGTGGTAACCCTACAATAGGTGCAAAATTATTTCTAAAAAGTCCTATAAAAGATTTTTTAGCTCCCAGAGTAACTAATAATCAATGGGAGAATGATGATAGGTTCTTTTATGCTCCTGACCCAGGTAAACTTATAATTATGAGAGGGTACGTTGAACATGCAGTAGAGCAGCACGGGGACGATAAGCCTAGAATATCTTTAGCATACAATTTTGTAAGGAAGGGTCATGAAAGCGAATAAAGAATCAATTTGGCATTTTACTTGTGACCATTGTAGTGGGTTTTGGAGTATTGCCACAATGGATGCTTGGTATCCAAAAGAATTGTATTGTCCACATTGTGGAACACTAAATAAAAATGATAGATGTTCATGTGGGCATAAAATAGGAGAGTGTGACTGTAAAGCAGGATGTAGTTGCGAATGTAATAAAAGATACTTAGGTGCATATTAATGGAATTAGGTGAAATAATCAATAAGTATGGTTTCCCTATTATCGCAGCAGGTGGTTTAGGTTATTTTATATACTTTATATGGAGATGGGTAACTGAGAAAGTAGACCCGATTATTGGTGAGAGTCATATGACTCTTATTGCTCTAATTGATAGAATACGAATGTTAGATAATGATTTAATCAGACTTAATGCTAAATTAGATATGATTATACAGCAAAAGGAAGAAGCGAATGAAATTAAAACTAACGATATTACTACTTCTAAGTCTAACGGCTCAGGCGGGTAATCTAAATTTCAGTTTTAGTAACCCATCATTTAGTGGGGAAGGGTACTCAAGCCACGTACTGTCGATTGAGCAACTGCAACACAATAGAGAACAAGGTGTACTAGATGACGCAACCGCAGCAGAGAAAGCCGCGGATAGAGCAGCTAAGAACACTACTTTAGCTAAGTTTGTAACTAATGTTGAAAGTCGTATATTTGCAAATCTTTCTAAGCAGATGGTGGATAATATGTTTGGTACTAATTGTACTCCATCTGATGATGAAATAGCAGATGACGTAGAATGTCCTACCTCAGGTTCAGCAACTTTACCAGATGGGTCTACCGTACATTGGATAAAGGATGAAACAGCAGAAACTATTACATTAACAGTTACCGATGCTTCTGGAAGTATAACTCAATTGATTGTACCAGTGGGTGATTTTAAATTTTAAGGTGATTAATATGGAGTACCTAGCAATAGCTTTATTATCCTGTGTAGTGGGAGCTTGTTCTGTTAATCAAAAAACAGAAGCAATACAGGGCGATATGCCTTTTGTACAAGGAACTCCAACTAAAACCTTGTTACAAGAGATGCCAGAGCTGATAAACGTGCCGACAGATGGCGAGGGTAACCCAGTAAAGATTACGGTAGCTGTTTACAAGTTCCCTGATGTTACAGGACAGAGAAAGCCAGTTGGATTATCGACAGCAGTTTCACAAGGAGCTGATGTATGGGTTATACAGGCTTTAATGGCAGTTAGTAATGGAGAATGGTTCACAGTTGTCGAAAGAGCGAGTTTAGACTCTTTAGTTAAAGAAAGACAACTTATAAGGAGTACTAGAGAATTATATGACGGCACAGACGCAGGAGATGCGTTACAGCCTATGTTATTCGCAGGTTTAATATTAGAAGGCGGTATTGTTGGTTATGATACTAACACAACAAGTGGGGGTGCTGGAGCAAGATATTTTGGTTTAGGTTCACATGAAGAATATAGAACAGACCAAGTAACAATATCTTTAAGACTCGTTGCTGTACAGACAGGAGAGATTCTACTGACTGTATCATCAACTAAAACAATAGCAAGTATCAGTAATGGAGCAGATGTATTTAGATTTTTAGATTTGGGTACAAGAGCTTTAGAAATAGAATCAGGCAATGCAGCGAATGAGCCAGTTAACTATGCTATTCGAACTGCAATTGAATACGGAATTTTACAAATGCTTTACGACGGTAAAGAAAAAGGGCTATGGGAGTGGGAAGAATCAACAACCGCAGAAGTTGTTGAGAACGTAGTCGATTATGAATTAGTAGACGGTTGGGCACAACACCCAATTTCTGAAAAACAAGGGGAATAAGAATATGGGAGAGTAGTATGAAACTTATAACATTCTTTATCATGTTAATGATGAGTTTGCCCTCTATGGCAACAAATAAGATTTATGTAACCCAAGCAGGTGCATCACTTGTATTTGATGTGTTACAAGACGGCGATGGCAACATGATAGGTAATAGTACTACAGCTTCCACCGCCAGTGGTTCAGCAACAAATTTTAATATAGACCAGGTTGGTAATAGTAATATAATTACTTTTGATATTCATGGTGATAGCTTTACCGGTGTGTGGAGTACAACAGGTAATAGTAACAATATTGATTTTAACTGTGATTCGGCGGATGCTACTTCAGGATGTGATAGTGTTAATGCTACAATCACCTTTACAGGTAACTCACAAGATATTGATATAGATGTGGGTCTTACCTCATCAAAGTCAGGTGATAGCGCTGATATTGATGTTGTTGGTCAATCAGGTACGGACAGTACTGTTGTTGCTGCTACAATTGATGGCACAAGTGCAATATTAAGATTAACAATTGATGGTGATACTAATAACTATCTAATCGATATTGACGATAATGGAGATGTTAACGGTCATACTTTAATTATGACACAGACGGGAATTACAGCAGATGTTGATGTAGTTCAATCGGGTTCTTACGATAATATAGCAACAGTAACAACAACAGGTGACTCACAAAATATTGATATCAATCAGACTGCTGGAGGTTCAATAACAGCAACAACTACTGGAAGTACATCATCTGCAGTTAAAACACTAAATATTAACCAGACAGGACATGCAACATTTAATACAGATGGTACTATTCTTGGGCAAACATCTTCTGGTTTAGCTGGTGCTGGTGGTACTTATGATATAGATCAAACAAGTACTGGTACAATCAATTTAGATGTCAATGGTGCAAGTGCGAATGTCAGTATTGAACAAACAAGTACAGGCACAGTTCACATAGATGCTGCGGGTTCAAGTTTTACAGCTGATATAGACCAAGATAATGCAAGTACAATTTCATTACACCATGACGGGGCAAGTGCAGATTACGTTATTTTGCAGACTGGCGGTAGTGGTGACATCTTAACTTTAACAGTAAATGGTGCAAGCGCAAATGTGGACATTATTCAGAGGGATTAGTCTATTACTAATTAGTACTTCAATTCTAGCTAATATAGGTTTAGTAACAAAATTTAGTGGAAGTGCTGCGATAGAGCGCGATGAAGGTTTTGAAGTATACGAGGTAGAGAAAGACCTTGGGGTGGAAATGCTAGATGTTGTTGCGACAGCAAAAGGTAAAGTACAAATAGACTTCATTGACGAAACCAGGGTTGATGTAACAGAGCACAGTCGTTTAGTAATTGATGACTTTGTGTACGACCCAGCTTCCCAAGAGGGTTCTCTTTCACTAAAAGCTAGCCTCGGTACTATAAGATACGCAAGTGGGCAGATAGCAAAGACTAGCCGTCAGAATGTTAAGATTACTACTCCTAGTGCTGTAATTGGTGTTCGTGGAACAGACTTTACAATGACAGTAGACGAGATTGGCGGTTCTACTATTATTTTGTTGCCTTCTTGTGATACAAATGGTAATTGTTTTGTGGGAGAGATTTCAGTTGAGTCTGATGCAGGTATGGTTATCATGAATCAAGCGTTTCAGGCTACTACTGTAGCTACAAGCGCAAGTAGACCATTAAAACCAGTAGTTCTAGATTTAGAGGAAAGTTTAATTAGTAATCTATTAATTATATCTAAACCTAGAGCAATTGCAGAGGCGGAACAAACTCAAGAACTAAATAAGGTTGCCACTGCGTTAGATATTGATTTCTTAAAGTTTGAGGACTTAGATATAGATTTTCTAGCAGAAGAAGAGGATACTTGGAAAACTGCTCTTGATACAGATTTCTTAGACCAAAACTTTTTAGGCGATATTTTAGCCCAATTGAATTTACAACTAGCTTTACAAATGAGAAGCGAGTTTGAGAAGCAGAAGAAAGTGGGAGATTTAAAACTAGGTAAAGATTCAGAAACAGGAATAACTTTATTAGATGAAGACCCCGAATGGTATTGGCATAGGGAAGCCGCAAGTGGCAGTGTTATAGAATTCAGACTTGAAAAAGAAAATAGTTACATTATAAATATAGTGCAAGGCGATTTTGAGTTAATTGACTTCGAGCTAGGGGGTACAGAAAGTGAAATCACTATTTACCAAAGTCAGTAGTATTTTATTATTATGTTTACCTGTATTTGCTAATAATGAAATATACATCACCCAAGTTGGTACAAGCAATAGTTTCACCCTTGACATCTTACAAGATGGTGATGATAATGTAGTACAAATTTCTGTATCACATGACAGTAATAGTATTGATATTGACCAAGAAGGAAACAATAATACAATTAGTTGGGTTTCTTACTGGGGGTCTGGTCAAGGTTGGGGTGGTGATTTAGATGGTTCAAGTAATACTTTAAAATTTGAACAATATAATACAACAGGCACAGATGCAAATAAGATAGGGTTTCATATACCAAGTAGTAATAATACTATTCATCTTTGTCAAGGTAAAACATTTGATAACTCATCTGATACAACTTGCGAACCAACCACATCATCTGAATATGGTGGACATACAATTGATTTAGATATTCATTCTGGCGGCACAGATTTAAAAGGCTCACAAGAAACTGGCACGGGCAATGCAGACCACTATGCAAGAGTTTATACTTATAACGGTGATAATAATGACATTTTCTTTAAACAATCAGGTAATGGAGATAAATGGTTATCATTAATCGTTAGAACCGATAACGGGGAGCAAGAGATTATACAGGCGGGTAATGGTGACCACACAGCAACAGTAGATTTAACTGGTGCTTATACAACAGATTTATCATTGACTCAAAATAGTAGCTCAGATAAAACATACACATTAACAAATAACTGCCAAACATCATCAGGGTGCAGTATTACAGTAACACAGAATTAATTATGACTGAAAGAGAAATAAGTACAATGAGATGGCGATGGTCGGCATTGATTTTATATCTTGTGATATGTTTTTATGACTTTATGTTTGTACCTATATGGTACGGGCTTAATAGACCTGACATAGCACAATTTATTGATATACTTAACACTGTGGAAGACCCTTTGATACAGTTAGAACTGATGAAGAAATTGACAGGACAACACAATCCATTTACTCTTATGGGCGGTGGGTTGTTTCATTTAGCATTTGGTGCAATACTTACAGGTAGTGCATTTGGAATAGGAAAAGATTAATGAGAGTAAACATACGAATGCAATCAACAGAGTCTCCGCACTACTATACATGTACGAAGAATAAAAGGTTGCACCCTGAAAATATGAGGTTAAAGAAGTTTGACCCTGTTGTGCGAAAGCATGTACTTTATACAGAAAAGAAACTTAAAAAGTAAATGGCTAGACATAAAAATGATTTTATATTTGATAAAGATTTCGATACTAGATATTTTAAAAGTCCTTGTATAAGTGTTTGTACTTATAATGGGGAAGACTATTGTATTGGGTGTAAAAGGCACATGACAGAAATATATGATTGGTATGACTATAGTGATACAATGAGAAATGCCATCTTAAAGGATTTGAAAACAAGGAGAGTAGATGTTTGAAGATACATTATGGATTTATACAAGTATAGTTGGAGCCTTATTAGGCGCAGCTTTCTTGTTTTATATAAAGGATACTAGAGTAGGTCTTTGGGGCTACTCACAGTTTGATAAAACAGTAGACTACTGTAGGGATTATTTAGGTTGGACATGGCTAAACCAAGACCCAGATGCTTGGAAGAAGGTAAACCCTAAGATAGCTGCAAAGATTGGGGAGTTGGAAAAGCGCCTCGAAGTGCTAGAGGAGAAGTAATGACTATATCCGAAATGAATTTAAAGCAAAGAAGTCTGCTCTTTGCAAGATTATCAGCAGATGCTTACGGAAAGGAGTCAGCAGTTAGGGAGGCAGTAAAAGAGTACGGATTTAAAGATATAGAATTTTATAATCTTCATGGAGCTCAAGCTTATCGATTTGAGAATAAAACTGATATTGTAATTGCCTGTCGTGGAACGCAACCTACAGAATTTAATGACTTAAAAGCAGACCTTAAAGCGTTCCCAGTAGTAGCTGAAACAGTCTCAAGAGTACATAGAGGCTTTAAAGCAGAGGTCGATGAACTTTGGCCTGAAGTTAGAAAAGATACTTTTACAAGTAAAAAGCTGTGGTTTTGTGGGCACTCTTTAGGAGCAGCAATGGCTACTATTATGGCTTCTCGTTGTATGGATGACCCAGCTTTAGCAAACCCAATTCAGTTATATACTTATGGTTCACCACGAGTTGGTTGGCCTAAATATGTAAGGTCATTAAAAGTAGACCACATAAGGTGGCAAAATAATAATGATATAGTTACTCGTGTACCTTTAAAAATTATGAATTATAGGCATCATGGTAAATTACATTATATTAGTAGTACAGGAAAGATAAACTCTACTGGCAGGTCTAACTGGTTTAGTAGATTTAAAGATAGATTAAATGGTATGTGGTTAGGCTTAAAGAAGGGACAAATTGACAACTTCTCTGACCACGCTATGGTAGGTTATATTGACTATTTAAAGAAATGGAATGGTTTTTATAAAGAACTTTAACTAGTACAACGAAGTACTAACACTTGAGACAACGAAGTCCTTTTATTAAAAAGGAATAAAATGAATAAATTCGATTATGTATGGTTAGATGGCTATTTGCCTGAACCTAACCTAAGAAGTAAAGTAAAAATAGGTAAAACTGCAGATGTGTGGTCATTTGATGGCTCATCTACTAAGCAAGCTACAGGGGATAAATCAGATTGTATCTTAAACCCAGTAGCACATTATAAAACAATTGACAGAATTCGTCCTGACGCTACACGTACGGGTCCAGGGTTGGGTGGTACTTATGTAATGTGTGAAGTTTTAGACGCAAACTATGAGCCGCATGAAAGTAATACTAGAACATACTGTGAAGGTATAAGTGAGGATTGGTGGTTTGGGTTTGAACAAGAATACTTTATGTATAAGAATGGGCGCCCACTAGGGTGGCCTAGTGAGCTGAGAGGAGACCCAGAACCGCAAGGAGAGTACTACTGTGGCGTCGGTACGGGTAATGTAGTGGGCAGAGCAATTGTTGATAGACATACTGAAGCTTGCATGAATGCAGGAATAGGTATAACAGGTACTAATGCTGAAGTTGCCTTAGGGCAATGGGAGTATCAGGTATTAGGTAAAGGAATAAAGGCGGGAGACGACTTATGGATGTCCCGTTATATTCTTATTAAGATTGCAGAGAAACACGGTGTAGAAATCAATTTCCACCCCAAACCTCAGCAAGGTGATTGGAATGGGTCTGGTATGCATACTAACTTCTCTAATAGTTTCATGAGGAACGAAGGGGGAGAAATGGAACTGCTAAGCATGTGCCATAAATTAAGTTTAAACCACGAAGTAGCTATGGTATTATATGGTTCTAATAACAACTTAAGATTAACAGGGAAGCATGAAACCCAATCTATAGATAAATTTAGTTACGGAGTTAGTGACAGGGGAGCAAGTATACGTATCCCTGCTATAGTAGCTACTGAATGGAAAGGGTACTTAGAGGATAGGAGACCCGCTTCAAATGCAGACCCTTACAAAGTAATGCGACATATTGTCGAAGCATTAGAAGAATAGAATGACATTAACAAAACAAGCCGCACACGTAATGCTAGACCGACTTAAGAATAGAGGTTCGGGGTTAGGTATTCGAGTGGGGGTGAGAACCGCAGGATGTTCTGGGTATGAATATGCCTTAGAATATGTAGATTCACTAAATAGTGATGATACTGTATTTAAAAATAGAGGAGTAAATCTTATTGTTGATTCTAAAAGTCTATTGTACTTGTCAGGTACAGAATTAGACTATCAAAGACAGGGTCTTAATGAGGGGTTTGAATTTTACAACCCAAATGTTAAGGCAGCGTGCGGGTGCGGGGAGTCAGTAACATTTAATTAAGGATAAAAAGTGGTAACAATAATAGATGAGTTTTTGGAACCGAGTTTACATAATTGGATATGTAAAGGAATTATAGAAAATAAATATTTTCCCTGGTACTTCCAACCAGTTACTGTACCTAACCCATTAATAAAACCTACTTTCAATACCTATTATGAACCTCAATCTAGTTACAATCATTTAATATATTTAGAGGAGTGGAGTGACTGGGGGCATTTAGTTAAGCCTATAATAGATAAGCTGGAAGTAGATAGAGTTTCTAGAATAAAGGTAAACTCTGTAATTAAAAGAAAACAACCTACTTTACATGGTTGGCATTTAGACCAAGCAAGGGAAGGAGAAAGTAAAGAAGATTTAAAAATAGCAATATATTATTTAAATACTACTAATGGGTACACTCTTTTAGAAGATGGTACTCGGATAGCTTCAGTAGCAAATAGACTTGTTATGTTTAATAATACTATGTTACATACTTGTGTTTCACAAACAGATGTATATAGAAGAGTTGTAATAAATATAAACTATTACTAAGGAGAAATTATGGCATATAGCGCAGCAGTACTAGATCATTATAATAATCCACGTAATGTGGGTAAAATGGATATGGAAGATAGAAACGTTGGAACAGGGATGGTCGGCGCTCCCTCTTGTGGAGATGTAATGAAGTTACAAATCAGAGTAAAAGATGACATTATTGAGGATGCCAAATTTAAATGTTATGGTTGTGGCTCTGCAATAGCTTCTTCTAGTATTATTACTGAGATGCTTAAAGGTATGACCGTTAATGAAGCAAAAGAAATAAAAAATGTAGAGGTAGTCGACCAGCTTAACTTACCCCCAGTAAAAATACATTGTTCAGTACTAGCAGAGGATTCCATTAAGGCCGCTATTGCTGATTATAAATCAAAACAACATAGGTAAAAATAATGGCACAAACAGAAGACGAGGGCAAACTAGAAATGTCACTTCGCATCTTAGGAAATGAAATAATTGGATTCAAGATGGTAGTAGATGACTTTAAAATGAAATGGATGTTACTAGGCATAATAGCTCTAGCAGCAATTAGTTTTGTTATGGTTCAGTTCGGCCCACAATTAATGGAGACATTCTCATGAACCCAAATGACTTCGGATTACAAATCGCAGACTTAATTACCCCATTCATGGCAATGATGATAGGTATTATTGTCGCTTTATGGATAAAAGATTTTGCTACGAAAGTAGCTGCTGGTATGAGTTTTAAGTATTTTGGTCCTTTTAAAGAAGGAGACATTGTCCAGCTTGATGGCAAGAAAGCTATGGTTATTAAAATAGGATTGATGATGACAGTTTTTGGGCATAAAGATGTTGAACGGGGTTATATATGGAGATACGTTCCCAATGAAAAAATAGCTGGTTTAAGGTTGGGAAAAGTAGTTTCCAATCATAGAAAAGAAACAAAATCCTGAACAGTAAGGAATCGATAACCTAAGAAATATACTACTTGACTTTTAGTTAAACTCTGGTATAATTTTATATTGTCAAGATGACAAAAGTTAAAATAGGAGATATTTTATGATGGATAAAGTTGTAGGCTGGATAAAAGCAGGTACTCATGCTGGAATAGCCCTAATTGCTTTAACAATCGTTTTACAAGTAGTCTTTGGTAACACTGTTCCTTTCCTAAGTGGAGACGTTATTGGTACAATTACCGGTATCATCCATAGTTTAGGTGAAGCGGGCCTTGTAGGTTTATTGTCAGCGGCAATAATTTACAGACTATTCACTAGCGACTAAATAAGTTAGGCATACCCCAAAAAGCCTTACTTATTGTAAGGCTTTTACTTTTAACACAGGAAAATAAATGTTAGAAATCAGTAGAGAAAACGTAACTACAGATAGGGTAAGAAACTATACTAAAGAGGATAGGTTTATAAAATTGCCTATTCCTCAGTACTTAGACTTACTAGGGGTAGAGCCCATAAAATCCCAAGTAGCATTAATAAATGCAATTAACTCACCAGACTATAGGTTTGTTGTAGCAGCTTTGTCTCGTCGACAAGGTAAAACATATATATCAAACATTATTGGACAATTAGTAGCCCTAGTACCTAATGTTAACGTTTTAATAATGAGCCCTAATTATGCACTTTCACAGATATCCTTTGATTTACAGAGGAGTCTAATTAAGCATTTTGACTTGGAAGTAGCTAGGGACAATGCAAAAGATAAGGTAATAGAACTAACTAATGGAAGTACTATCAGAATGGGATCAGTTAATCAGGTCGATAGCACCGTTGGTAGGAGTTATGATCTTATTATATTTGATGAGGCGGCACTAGGTGATAGTGGTAAGGACGCCTTCAATGTTGCACTAAGACCAACCTTAGACAAACCCCAAAGCAAATGTATTTTTATATCTACTCCTCGTGGAAGGAATAACTGGTTCTCAGAATTCTACCAGAGAGGGTACAGTGATGAATATGATAACTGGGTTTCTATTAGAGCTTCATATCATGAAAATCCTAGATTTAGTAAAAAAGATATTGATGACGCTAGAGCAGGTATGTCTAAAGCTGAGTTTAATCAGGAGTACTTAGCTGATTTTAATACTTTCGAAGGGCAAGTTTGGGATTTCAATTACGAGGAATGTGTAGCTAACTTGGAGGAGTTAGAAACTTCTAAATTTGAAATTTTTGCTGGACTTGACGTAGGTTATCGTGACCCTACAGCTTTTTGTGTAATCGGGTACGATTGGGATGAAGAAAAATACTATGTACTAGAAGAGTATATGGAAGCGGAGAAAACTACTGAGCAACATGCTCAAGTAATACAGGGTTTAATAGATAAGTGGGATATTGATGCTATCTATATCGACTCTGCAGCTCAACAAATGAGATTTGACTTAGCTCAGGAGTATGATATATCTACTATTAATGCCACAAAAAGTGTACTAGACGGGATTGCAGCAGTTGCTACTATTGTAGATAACGACCGACTGATAGTTGACCAGAGATGTAAAGACACTCTCATGTCACTGGATCAGTACCAATGGAATCCTAACGAGAACTTAATTACAGAGAAGCCTGTACATAACATTGCTTCTCATATGGCAGACGCTTTAAGATACGCGCTATATACATTTGTAGCGTCCGAAATAACCTTTTAAGGTCATTTTATTAGATGAATTTTATTGGTACAACATAATAATCGTACCACCAACGAAAAATTCCTCTTGACTTTTAGCTATAAGTTTGATATAATTATCCAAATATGGAAATTTTGTAAGAAAAATACTTTATGAGTGAACTCAAACGCGATAAAATAAAATACATTAGAGACCGCGCAAAGAGTGCATACATAAAAGACGAAGAATGTTACATTTGTGGGGGAGTCGAGGACTTGGACTTTCATCACTTCTTTAGTGTAACAGAACTTCTTAACAAGTGGATTAAGGAAAAGAACCTCGTTGTATTGACGGCCGAAGATATGATGAGTATTAGAGATGAGTTTATTGAATCACATCACAAAGAAATTTATGATGATACAGTTACTCTCTGTCATACCCATCACTTAAAACTTCATTCGATATACGGGAAGAAGCCTTCTTTAATTACTGGCCCCAAGCAAAAACGCTGGGTTAATAAAAGAAGAGACAAAGAATATGGGAATGTTAGATAGATTAGGGTTGCGCAAGTTAAACCCTGCACAACCTCGAATTGCTGACGCAGAAGGCGTAAATAGCGCCCAACACTTTTCAGTACCTTTTGAAAGGGCATTCGAAAAACTAGAGTGCGTTAACCGTGGGGTAAACATGATAGTCGATGCTGCATCGCAAATAGGTGTAGATGTTGGCGACAAAGAAGCATTCCCAGGTATAGCAACTATTAGACATAAAAAGTTAGCTACTTTACTAAATAGACAGCCGAATCCTTTCCAAAATGCGGATTCTTTTAGGCGACAAATCTTTTTAGATTTACTATTAGATGGTAACTGTTTTATGTATTATGATGGTGTACATTTATACCACTTACCTGCAAGTAATGTAGTAATACATCCAGATAAGAAAACATTTATTAAAGGATATGAATACAGCGACGTTAAGTATAAGCCTGAAGAAATTATTCATATCCAAGATAACTCATCAAAATCTATCTATCGAGGTACATCTCGACTGATAGCAGCAAGGGATAATATAAACTTGCTGTACAACATGAGGGATTTTCAAGGTACTTTCTTTAAGAACGGAGCAGTACCAGGCCTTGTACTAAAGAGTCCAAATACTCTTAGTACTAAGGTTAAAGAAAGGTTAATTAACTCTTGGTCACAGAGGTATAACCCTAAAAGTGGTGGTCGCAGACCTCTAGTTTTAGATGGTGGCTTAGAGATAGATAACATGTCTGATGTTGATTTTAAAAAGTTAGATTTTGAAGAGTCTGTGAAGAACTTAGAGGATACCGTCCTACGAGTTTTAGGTATTCCATCAATATTATTACAAGGTGGAAATAACGCAAATATTAGACCTAATCACAGACTGATGTATCAAGAAACCGTTTTACCACTAGTTAGAAAAGTAATCAGTGGTTTAGAACGATATTTTGGTTATGACCTTGCCGCAGTACTAGAAGACCTCTCGCCTTTACAGCCAGAGTTAGATGAAAAAGCAAAATATTACAGCACCTTAGTTAATGGTGGAGTTATTACTCCTAATGAAGCTAGGGAAGCCTTAAGATTAGAAAAGATAGACGGTCATGACGACATACGCATTCCAGCTAATGTTGCTGGAAGTGCAGGCAACCCTTCTGAGGGCGGAAGACCTCAGGGCGAAGAGGATGAAGAAGAAAACAATGAATAAAAAGTTTCAAATTAACTCATTATTTGATGTTGTTGGTAAATCGCATGAAAATGAGGATAGACTAACGATTAAAGGTTATGCGAATACTGTATCCAAAGACCGAGCGGGCGATGTAATCGTTAAGGAGGCTTGGGAAAAGGGAGCAATGGATGATTACTTAAAAAATCCAATCGTTCTTGCTTTCCATGACTACTCACGTCCTGTTGGTACCACTATCGAGCACTCTGTGACCGATAAAGGCTTGGAAATCGTTGCTGAAATAAGTAAAGCTGCAGGTGAGGTGTACAACCTAATCAAAGATGGTGTTTTAAAAACATTCAGTGTAGGCTTTAGCATTAAAGATGCAGACTACGACAGGAAGGAAGATACCTTTTTCATCAAAGATTTATCTTTGTATGAAATAAGTGTAGTTTCTGTCCCTGCGAATCAAGATTCTACCTTTTCTTTAGCAAAGTCATTTGATTCAGAAGAAGCTTATAAAGCTTATAAAGAATCTTTTGCACCTTCAAAAGTTGAAACAGTTACTGTTGTGGCGGATGAAGTTGAGAAAGAAGAAGTAGATGTTAATACAATTGAGAAGGAGGCTTCTCAGGAAAATATTCTTAAGGACATTGATATGACACAAGAAGAAATACAAGAGACTATGAAGCAAACAGCTCAAGAAGCTGTAGACGCTTATAAAGCAGAAGTCGCTGAGAAGGAACAAACTCTTAAGGCCGAAGCTGAAGTAGAAAGTCTCAAAATTAGTAAAACCCAAGCTGATAAAGTCGCTGAGGCTTTAGAAGCTAAGATTCAAGAGAATGACGACAACTATGCGAAAGCAATAGAAGAAATGTCGGCTGAACTTAAATCTACAAAAGATGAATTAGCTGCAAGAGCCAATTCAAAGATGCAGTTCTCTGAAGCAGGCGCAAATGAGCCTACAGCAGATGAACTTAACTCTGCGTACATTACGTCAAAAATTACTGGCAAGAGTGTTGACCAATTAGATTTCGGTAAGAAACTAATTGAGAAAGCAACTCGTTGGGCAGATACAGACTGGGAAACTACTTGGAATAGCAACATTTTTAATGCTATGCAAAACCGTGTAGTTGTTGAGCCTGTATTCCAACAAATCGCTATGAATGCACGCGTGATGAACTTCCCGTTCAATCCTGATACTGGCATGGATGCTACTTGGGTAGCTTCTGGCTCACTAAATGATGGTGATGCAGTTGGTACAGCATTTAACGACGCTTCTTCAGGTACTACTATGGCGCATGGTTTAACAGAGGTCACACTGACCGCTCATAAGCTTGCGACTCGTGAGTACATAGGTTACGAGGAAGAGGAAGATTCAATTATACCTATCGCAGGTATAGTTCGTGATGCAATTGTTCGTAGAATGGCACGCACATCAGACGCTTCAATTCTAGGTACTGGAGTTGCAGCACCTTTCACTGAATTAGAAGAGTTAGCAGGTGGTCATAGTGGTAACACTGTAACTACTGGTAGCACAACTGACTTGTTCGTGAAAGCAGAGCTTCACACAGCTCGTACAAACATGGGACAATGGGGCATGAATCCTTCTGACCTAGTTTGCTTTGTGAGTCAAGGACAGTACTACAGCTTAGTAACTGATACAGATGTTACTACTGTTGATAAGTATGGTGATAAGGCTACAATTTTAACTGGTGAGCTTGGTAAACTTTATGGTATCCCTCTAGTTGTTTCTGACGCTTTTGAAGCGGCAGGTGCATCTGCAGCAGTGGGTATCTTAGTTAACCCTTCTAATTACCTAATTGGTAATCACAGAGGCTTAACAGTGGAAATGGCTACTGATGTAGTTGCTCAACAAAGAGCAATCGTTGCGACTCGTCGCTTTGGCTTCATAGCTAAAGAGGCTGGAGCAGCAGGTAAAGCTTCAATGGCTTTAATCAAGACAGCAGCTAGCTAATAACATAAGTTAGTACTAAAACTGGCGGGGTAACCCGCCGGTTTTTACAAGTATTTGGGAATAAAGAATGGCAGATTTAGTTACAGTAAGTGATTATAAAACATACGCAGGAATAAATAGTAACACACGAGACTCGGCTATAAATAATTT